TGTAGGAGAAAAGCTGTTGAAAGGAGCATTAGCGTTCAAGTCTTGAATCAAGAATGTACTACTTGATAAGTCAGACCCTGAGATAACAGCTGACAGTGTGATACTTTGGTTCTCTGCCAAATAATGGTCTGTGATAGATGATCCCAGTGCGATAGGGTGTTTTGTCACTTGACCTTTTCTATTCCTACTATATGAGCTTGTACAATCAAATACTACAAAACCTGAATCTTGTGTATCATCAACTCCCCAAGAGATTGCTAATGTCATATATTTTACTCTCTAATTGGAAAGTTTGTTTGAGCATGTTCAAATGCTGCTGTCACTTGTGCTGTAAATGCATCTGCCAAAGCTTGTCCTTGACCAGCAACATCCATACCCATAAGTGTTGCACCGTCAATAGAGATTTGAATATCGAACTGATTGCTTTGGCTATTGTTATTAGTAACAGCTTGGTCAGCAGCAGCCATTGCAGCAGACTTATTCCAATCAGCAATCTCTTCTGGAGATTTAGGGCTGTATTGAGACAAGTCTTGGAAAGGCTCACCAGATGGGGTAGTTGCTTCATAGTTATTGAACAAGCCCATTGCAGACATCATTGGATTCTGATTGTCTAGGCCATAGCCTTGGCTCTTATAGTTGTCAGACAAGATATCTCTAGATGAAAGAACACTGTTAAGTTTACTTTGCAAAGTGTCGTTATCTATAGCATCCTGTACAGCTGAACCCAAATTCATGCCTTCAGGATCAGCCTTAATAGCAGACAAATTCTGATAGTAAAGAGTATTTGTTTCTCTATCAGCATCAAACTTTTCAGGGTTTTGATAGAATGGGGAAGTTGGATCTTCGTAAACAGCACGTCCACGAATACGGGCTTTGTTTAGACCAACACCAGTATTGTTATAGATGTCACTTATAATAGCAGCAGGACTTGTGTATTCAAAACCAAACAAGCTTGCTTTCTCAGTATCTGATTTATACTGTAAGTCTTTAGGTGCTGTTGTATCCTTGCTACCGTTCTTCCATTTCTCAAATTCTGCAATAGCACCTAGAATAGATGCAATCTCTCTGGATGTTGCTTGAAGAGTGGGGAGGAAGTCAAATTTCAAAGATGATATATCTGTAAAGATTTGTTTAATCTGTTTCCAATCTTCTTGAAGTTGTGCTGTCTGACCAACACCCAACCAATCAGCTACAAGGCTGTCTTTGCCTTCCAAAGCTCTGATAAAAGACTGCGGCCAGAGAAGTAAATCATCTGCCCATTTAGTGGCATCATTAAAGCCTTCAGCCAAAGTCTTAACCAAGTCATTGCTTTCACTCAAACCTGCGTTAAGGGTACGGAAAATACGAGCAAAACCCTCTTCCACCCCCGAGTTTGAAGCTACCACAGCAAGGTCATTTACGCTATTCTGATAGCGTGCTTGTTCAGCTTGAGATGCTTGAGATGCTTTTGCTAAACCCGGTGCTGCCCTTTCAGAAGCAAGATCAGCTGCAACATTGAGGATATTACCCTTAACTTGACCAGCTTTCATTGCTGCCATCAAGGCTGTGATAGCTTTGTCACCTGTAAGATTACCCCCAATTTGCCTTTGATAGGCTTCAGCAAAGAGGCCTTTAGCGCCGGGGAGGCTGTTACCTAACTGTAAAGTCAGTTCTTGTGCTTGTAGTTGGTTCTTGCCCGCAATCTGGGATAAGGCGTTGAACACTAACTTTTGCTTTGCCGGTGTAAGTTTATTAACTCGCGAATACTCAGAAAACCCTTTAAAAACATTTTGAGCTTGAGCAGCCGTACCACCAGAGGCTAATAGGTTAGACTTTAAATTGTTAAAATCAGCACTAGCATCTAAATAATTAAAACCAACCTTATTGGCTTGTTGTCTTAGCCATTCAAAAGATTGTTGACCTTGTTCTGCTGTGCCACCGTTGGCAAGAGAAACAGCTTGCGATTGAAGCTGAGCAGCTACGACATCTTGGTTATGCTGATTAAGCTGCGAAAGACCATAACCGCCTAGTGCCAACCCAAGTGCCGGAGCATACAGGCGAGAAATCCCCCCAGCAATACCGCCTGTTACAGCAGCACCTCTACGGCTAACGCCACGCTCTGCTGCTGGCTGCATATGTTGATTAGCAACATGGGGACGGATAGTGGTTGCTGCTGATGCAATCCTTGCAGCATTTGCCATTGCACTGACCATCTGTGCATTCAAATGAGATTGGTCAACACTAAAACGTGCAATGTGAAATGTGTTGCGAGCACTTGCTACATCAAGAGCATTGCCAAGAGCAATGTTCAAAGCTGTCTGGTTAACATCAAACTTAGTGATATTGAATACAGCTTTGAGGCTAGCAGCATCTAATGCTTTAGCAAGCGTTGCATCAAGTTTGCCTTGGTTAATAGAGAACTTACCAAGCCTGAATCCACTACCACCGCCCATTCCATTAAGACGGGCTTCAATACGATCAAGCGTTGCATCAACTTTCTTTACAGAAGCTTTATCAATTTTGATGGAAAACTCTGAAAAATACTCTGATATCTTGATAGCATATTACCCCTTTTGTTTATTGGTCTTAGCCGTTGCAGCCGCTTGTTCTTTCATTGCATCGTACATGTCTAGCATTTCAAGTGTATTGAAAAGAGTTCTAATGCTGTATCTATCTGACATAAATTCAGCAGCAAGCATCATCCCACCCTTCTCGTGAACACTGACACGGTATATATGCCAACTGCCTGAAAACTTATCTTGTATCTCTTTATCTAAACTTGATACAGCCCGTACAGAATCTTTCCTCACTCGTCTGTAGCGGGTTCCTGAAAAAAATCAGGGAAGTTCCAAGTGATCACTTTCTTGTAAAGCTCAGACAAGTGCTTGTACTTACGAGAGAACACAGCATCAAAGCGTTTCTCTGTAATCATCTGATTGTCTTTAGAGACGTAGTTGCAAATAACTTGTTTACGCATTGCAAGATTATCTTTGCCGCTATCCAACTCTTCTTGAAACTGTTCAAGAAATTGCAAACCTTTAGTTGTAGGCATGGCACTAACCAAGTAGTTAACACCATCAACTTCGATTTCTGTTTGTTCCAATACTTCAAGGCCCAGTGCCATCATCATTTCCTAAATGTTGTTTAAAATAAATCGTTAATAAAGTTGGAAGCTTCACCTAGCACACCATCCAATAGAGATGTTGATGGACGGGCATTGCCTGCAACATTATAACTAGACGTTCTTTGTAAAAAGATTTCCCAAGTTCTATATTCAAACTGACCAGAGTAAGTTACAGAAGGAAAACCTGTAATGTAGCCTTCATCGGATGAGAATATACTATTCCCTGATACATCCTTAAGCGTTATACCAAGTCTACCTGTTTTCTTATTCAAATCTTGCTCATGAATTGAAGATAGCACTTCATTACTTTGAGATGTTTGAAGAACAGGCACTGTGATAGTGGCTGATGTATCTTGGGAGACTACACGAGTGTTCTTACCGCGAATACCGGGGATAGGTGTAAAACCTTTCACTCTTCGTGTAATGGTGATCCTTTCCCAGCCTGTAATAACATATCCTCCCACAATTAGCTGAACATCTTTTGGACTAAAGCTGTTTACTATAAATCCATTTGCCATTACAGTACGTCCTCAAGAATAGGTACAGCTGAGATAGCAAGGTTGGTAAGGTCACGAAGAATAGAGCTTGCATCTCCATTACCGCCAATGTTGATAACAGCTTGGGAAGATCTTATAATCCATGTACGAGCTTCAAAGTTATCACTTTTAACAAGAGGAGGAACTGATTCAATCCAACTTGTGGTTGAAAAGAATAAGTCTGAACCACTTCCATCTTTAATGAAGACTGGAAACTTCCCTCGTTGAGTGATTTCATCCAAGTACCAAAGCTTAGTTAGTACATCATTTGAATCACTGCCACTGTAAAGTGTCAGAGCAATTGTGTAAGTTTGATCACTGTTATAAAGACGTGCTACAGTTCCGTCTGGAGTTTTAACTGTAGTGAATGGATTAACATCTTTTGTAACTGAGATGAATGTTCCAGAAACAAACCCGTCAAGGGGGATACCGAAAGCTAGAAATGTACAAGCATCAGGCATGTATGTAGCTAATGTAGTCATGTCCACACCTTTTAAATGAGGGGCATTGCTGCCCCTTTAGCTTGTATACTTAAGTCAACTGCCAGCGGGTATCAACTTCTGCACCAACAGCATTCATAGCAGCAACTTCAGCAGCATCAAACAGCGTGTTGGAGCCGATGTTGGAAGACAAGCTAACAGCGCTAATTACCCAATCACGAGTCTCTGTGGTGGTAGAGAATGGGCTATCAGGTACAGTTGCGATGAAAGCTTGGTTCGAGGACCATACACCAGTACCGGAGAGGTCGCGAATTGTGATGGCGAAAACCCATGAGTTGCCCAAATCATCTTCTTCATCAGCGCGCTGAAGAGCTTGTAGCACTGCGTTGGATGTTGCCATTTGGTGTAGAGTAATTGTGATATCAGTTGCTTTATTGCGACGCTTGACCCGTGCAGTGGTCAAGTCCGCGCCGACATACAAGTCGGAAGCTGGAACACGGCGAGCAAAGTTTAAAAATGTTGAGTCCGCAAAACCACTAATGGTGTGGACGAAATCACCTTTACTAATAACAATTACCATACTTTCTGGGGAGTATGAACCAAGCAGAGCATCTGCCATATTTAATCTACCTTCTTAATTATGGGATTACTCCCTTTTGGTTTTGTTCGGTCTATCTCCGTAGATTTCTTCAGAGATATTGTCGTACGCTAAGGCTGCTTCATATTCTGTAATAAATCTTTTGTTAATGAATTGCTTTTTGTTTTTCCAAAGACTAGCAACCCACTTTTGTTTTTCTTCACTCCAACTAACGCCTTGATAAATAGACGTGCAGTTTTTCTTTTTTCTTTTATTGTGGCTATTTACGGACCTTTCAACCCAACGGCAATTATCTTTACAATAATCACCATTAACATCAATACGATCAATCTCAGCAGCCTCAAAATGGGAATCTCCCATATCTTTGAAGAAATTATCAAAGATAAACCAATCATCACAATAGCTTATTCCACGACCACCATAATCTGCATATGAAGTGTTTTCACAGCGGGTCTTCATATGCTGCCAACTAGAGTAAATCTCCGTGCCACTCATCCCATGAGTCACAGTCTTTTCCTTAAGTTTTTCTAAGCGGAAGCAGCCACAAGAAACTGAAGGTTTATCGTCCGTAGTAAGCGCTTTTACATTAACATCTCTAATGGTTCCACAATCACAAACACACTGCACATACTTAAAACTACCACCAGAGGGTAATTTACGAATAAAAGGCAATCCTTGAATTGTCCACCTGTTATATTTTTGTCCAATTGCAACTTCCATAAAACCTCCTAAGTAATTTGATTTTTAATCATACTACAAAAGAGGTTTTCAAGTCAAGCGTCAAACACTAAGGAAGCCGTTCACGATTACCTTCCTGACTGAACCAGCCAAACGAGCACGGAACTGGAATACACCAGCAGTACGAGCTGCACGAAGAGTGACAGGGATATCATTAACGTCAGGGGTTGTAACAGTCCATCCACGGGCAATCAGGCCATTGGCCTCAGCTTGCGAGAGTACCGAACGAATTTCATTCTCAATGATGACCAAACCTTGGTTGGTCATTGGAATTTTCAAACTATTGATCAGACGGAAATAGATTTGCTCTTGCAATCTCGCATAAAGCCAGTCCGTTCCCACCACCTCGTCAATCGGAGTACCATCAAACATGTTGCCGTCCTGCATGACGTTGACGCCACCGACAGTGGTATACATGTTCATGTTCTTGCTGCGAAGGTTCACACGAGCAGTATCACTCAGGCCACTTACAGTGACACCAGATACACGCTTGAAGTCCCAATCGTTGCTGCCCGGAGTGTAGGGCAGTTGAGCACCCATCCACGCAGCTTCAGGATATTCAGTGTCAGCAGTTGGCAAGTAAACGCCGTAGGTACGAGAAGCACTCTTAGCATCCAGTACAGCAGCAACGTCAGTTGTGCCAGTGGTGATTACAGCTGCATCTTGGCTAGAAGTACCGAAGATTTTACGGCGGCTTGCTACAGCATCACTCAAAGCTACTACTTCGGCTTGAATGTGGCTATCAGAGACAACACCATACCAAACGCTGTTAACTTGAGACACTGCATCCAAGGCATCAGCCATAGCTTCGGTGGATGCACCATTAACTTGATTGACGTTAGTGCTTGCCGACACACTCCATGCAGAACCCGGAGTAGTTGGGGCCAGAGTCAGAGTTGAAGTGCCACCAATGGTCACGCCAGTAGGTGTGCCAATAGCTGTTTTCAAACCAGTTACAATACTTGTTGCTGTAGCACCAGTGCCCGAAGTGAAGCTATAAGGGCTACCGTTTACAGTGACAGTGTAGGTAGTAGCGTCAGCAACAACAGGAGTAAGAACTGCACTATCAACTTGACGCCGACCAATCACAATGCTTGGGGGTACAGCGCCCACAGCACTCTGACCAAAAAGCTTTTGTGCAATAATATATGCTTTGTCTGTTGCATTGAAATCTTCACCAACGGCGTCGATATCAGTATATACACGAGCACGTTCAGAGAAGTTTGTGAAAGATGCTAGGATCAGCGGGATGTTAAAACTTGCTGTTGCTACAGCAGTAGACTCCCGACTAATCGTGATCTGTACGATATTGTCAATTTCGGCCATTAGGCTTTATTCCTTTGTTATGTTTATACGGGGATTGGGCCTTCCGGCACTCTGAAAATTGTATCTGTGATTACATCTTCAACAACTACTGCCTCAATTATATCAACAACGTCTTGCGTTACAGCAATGTATGAGAATGTTACATCCATGTTGTGATATTCCACCCACTTTGTATCCCTCTTCTGAGGGGCACGTCTTACGTTACTTTTTCTCATTATCCCAAGTTTATTTCTTTTCAAATCCTCAAACACTTTATAGTTGTTATTGATTCTTTGATTGAAACTATGAGACATGTCACCACTTTGACTGCCGATAAACGAGATTTGAACCATCACCTCATAGGCCACTTGAGTCACTTGTCTATTTTGACTATCAAGCTTACTTGATGTAACGTGATGGCCTTGCTGAGTGATGTCTAGGATATTGATTACAGCATAACTCTCAGCAGGTTCAGCCCCTGCGAGATGGCTGAAGATCATTGGTGTAGTTGGGTATTCTGAAAGAGATGTGATAACAACTTTACGAATTGCTTGCCGAAGGTCAGTAAACAACGATGCCATTAAACACCCCCAACTTTATAATCAACAGAGTTGAGCATAGTGTCTGTATCCCTGAGGGGATCATTCTTACCTTTAGCCTCAACAGTTTTAGGGCTGTTTGGTGGGGTATCCCAATTGATGATTTGTTGCCTCATCTCATTGACAAACACAGGACCAAGAATCTTGTATTGTTGCTGAATATCACCACCTTCAAGGATGTTCTTCATTGCAACAGAGATGTTCTTGTCTAGCTTCCCACTTCTTAAAGCACCACCAAATCCTGCACGAATAAAGGGTCTTGGTGGGTTGTCCGAAGATCCCTCTTCGTTCCATTGAGCTACTTGAGCAACTGGTAAGTTATCATTCTCAGGACCATATACAGATTCTGAAAAGAAGCCTGTGTTCAGTTCGGGGATATTCTTTAAAAGGTTAGCTTTAACTTTTTCCCAAGCAGCTACGTTTTTAATAACTTTATTAGCCATAGCTGCCTCAGTTTGGGGTGAGTTCGATTCTAGTTGCATAGGCTTTACAATGTTCTAAGATCCCCATTGCATTTTGCCAATCATCTAGCTTCATGATCTTATATCGGTCATTTTTCCAAATGAATTCATCTGCGTCCCAACCATTTTCTCCTTCTCTCTCAGTACGCAAAGTGTCCGCAGAATAAACTTTCCACCAAACTCGTGTACGTTCTGATTCAGGTAGTTGTAGGATTTCATATCCTTTCAGTGGTTGAATGTTAACTTGGGTTTGTATTTCTACAATAGGGCCTTCCACCCAATCACCATCAACATAGCTTCCCTTGTCCCTGCGATAAATAGTGAGTGGTATCTTATGTGTCAAAAGGAATTGTGGTTTTAACATCTCAACTCCTTAAACCAGAGGATACTCAAATTGAGGTCCATGAGGATGACAATCATCGCACCCACAACCTACTTCACAGCAAGTTGCTTCCCTGCAATTATCTCCATCACATACTTCAATAGACATAAGTTTGCTTGGGCATTTATTAGCAGACCAAGGCATAAGCCCCATGGGGATTAGGGTGGAGGGGTTGTTGATAAAATTACTGAGAGCAGCTAGGTAGTTCTTACCATAATCATTCCACACCATTATATCACCAGTTTGTTCACGGGTATTGTACCCACCTATGGCGAAGGAAGCAGAAATAGCGGCCATTTTCGCTGCTGCATAAACATTTTGGTTATTCAAATCCAAAAACTGTTGAATTTCTTCATCTGAAAAAATAGGGTAAAATGGATTCGACGGTACGTTCATAATCAGCAAATTTACTTGCTGAACAGGAGTTAATGCCATAAC